GTGCCGTTTAAGCTTTCTCGCGATTCCAAGGTCGCGATCGGATCAACACTTTTCGCGCTCGCGGCAAGCGGCTTCCTCGCCCTTATGCCTCGGCAACCACCCGATCCTCGGCTGCACGGCACTTTCCGCCTCTGGCAGGGTAACGCCTATGTCATTGTGGTCAAATACCCCTTGAGCGAACTGAAAACCGCAAAGCTCTACGAGGACAACAAGCCGCTCGGCCCGTCAAACAGCGATCCGCAGGCCATTTCGGCGAACGGCCACGGCCTCTACAAGCTCTATCGGGAACCGGACGAGACCGCACCGACCCTGATGTTTTCGGCGAGTGACAATACCGATCCGAATACCAACGGCCGGAAGTATCGTCTCGAATAACGATGCTAGCTGTGGGGCTGAGAAGGCCATCGCCGCCGCAGGAGTTGGCGATAGCCTTGATTGGCGCACCACTTCGCCCGCGCAAGGTGGCTTTCGAACGCCCGTCGAGCTCGGTCTCGCTCATCGTCCGGGTCAATGCGCAAGACGATCCGCGATACCTCGCGCCAGTCGGCGCCTTCCGAGTCGGCATCGAGCATGCGCATGTAGGTAACGCCGTGCGCCTCATCGTAAGCGGTCAAATCTGGACCGGAGGGAGCCAGATCGGCAACGACTGGAGTGTTTAGAGACGGCATGAGTTCCTCCAGATCGCTGGTCGCGTCTCTAGATCCTCGCTTGCCTTTGTGTCGCCGCCGTGACCAGCGTCGCATCGGCCGCAGCGCCTTATCCGCTTGTGGCATAGTTCTGAGAGCTCGCCGAAACGCCGGGCGCCCGGCGAGCCCTACCCTCGCCCGGCGCTTGTGTCTGCTGTAGTTGGAAGACCATCGCTTGCCGACGTCTCTTCCTCGCTAGCCGACGACTGAAGAAAACAGGTCAGCTATGTTCCGGTGTAGAAGGTTGTCGAATGTCATATCGCAACCGTCTTCGTCATAGGTTGGCCATTCCGTTCCCTTTTTTTCGCAATCGGCGACGTGCTTCATGAGAGCTGCAACACCGGCCAGCGTGGTCGGCGCAATCTGGACGAGGTCAAGAGTTGCATCGTCCTCGGCTCCGGACAATTCCTGGGTTCGGCGCTCTGCAGCCATCCACCGCGGGTCATCAGATGCAACTATCGTCAGTCCATCCCAAACGTTGTACGAAGATTGCCGCTTTTCCCGCGGGATCTCGCTCTCAAGGTCACCTTGGTAGCTTAGGTGCCTTTCCAAATTGACGCACGCCCGCTGATGAGCTTCGATCGCAGCAAAGATCGGATCGAAAGGCATAGCTCTCAACGCAGGGTGCGCGCGAGTGGCTGCGGGAACGGCTGCGACGACAGTAGAGCCGGCAGTGAGTGCGGCAGAGCTTACGAGCATGTTCATCAAAGCAGTCCTTCTATTGATCCCAGTCCCCTCAATGCCGCCGCCCTTACAAGCCGGGATGGGCTCGCGCGGTTCGATCAGATCTCGCGGGGGCTGACATGCGGCCGGCTGGCTATCTCGAATCGCATCGAGGCCCGACAATTTATCGGCACCGGAGGTGCACGATGGCATTGGGAAGGACGAGCGCGAGGGCGGCATGCTATGCACGCGGGTAGCTTGGACCATGGTTCGCTCCGTGGTTTGGGTCAGAGCCGAGCCAGTGTTTCCACCACTTGCTCGGCTCGCTGTTTTATGACATCATAAATTCATGCCGTCAACAATAAATAACATTAAAAAATCACGCCGTGGTCGCCCTTCCGTAGAAAGCGAACCCGTGACCGTGCGCATGAGAACGGATGCTCTGAGAGCCATCGATGACTGGCGGCGTGTCCAGGATGATTTGCCAGGACGCCCCGAGGCTATTCGTCGGCTCGTAGAGCAAGCCCTTGAGAAAGCCGTAAAAGCCTCCAAATGAGTGGTCGACTCGATGAAATGGCCAGGAACCCGGCCGCTGGGTGGCGAATTGGCCAGATCGGGTTGGTTTGCGAAGAGTACGGGGCGAAGCTATCCCCGCCTCGAGGCGGTGGCTCGCATTTCAAGGTGAGCAAACCGGGCAAGAAGGAGATACTCACCATCCCTTTCAGACGCCCAATTAAGCCGATATATATCAAGAAACTGGTAGCCTTTTTGCGGGATTGAAGATCATGGGCGAGCGTCCGCACTATACCATCGTGATCGAACCGCTTTCCGACGAGGACGGCGGGGGTTTCCTCGCGACCGTTCCCGATCTCCCTGGCTGCATGTCGGATGGTGAGACCGAATTCGAGGCAGTGCAGAACATCCAAGATGCTGTTGCATGCTGGATCGAGGCTGCTGAGGAAAATCACCGCCCCGTTCCCGCGCCGTCATATATTCGGCGCGCTGCTGCCGCCGGATGAGGTAGCGGCCCAACCGTCATGAGCCGTAAGCGGTGCAAAATCGGCGAAGCGGCCGATATCTTGGGCGAGAGCGAGCGCACCATTCGGAATCAGGCAGCCGCCGGCAAGATCCCAGGCGCCGCGAAGATTTTCGGAAACTGGTCATTCGATATTGCGCTCCTTCACGCTTTCGTAGCCGAAAAAGAGCGCGAGGCCCCGCAAGGCGCGGTCAAGCGGTCGGGTGCCCGCAACACAGCTGTCCAACTGGGCGCTCCCAAGCCTGGAATCAGCCCGGGCTACGCCAATGCGCTCAAGAAGCTACGGCTGCTAGCTGCAAAAGGGCGCGACGATCCGCAATGACCCAACCGCCTCGAGTTCTCTCGAAACAAGAGGCCGCAAATTACTGCGGTTGCAATACGCTCGCCGCGTTCGACCAGTGGCGCGCCAAGGGCATTGTCCCCGGCCCGATCCCCGGGACCACCCGATGGGACCGGAAGGCGCTGGACGCCGCCCTGGACCGCGCCAGCGGCCTTGTGACAGCATCAGCACCTGAGCTTAACTCATACGAGCGCTGGCGTGCCGCGGAAGTGGCTGCCGGTAGGTTGCCACCGAAAGCGAAAAGCTAGACGGTGCCGACCGACGGGGATTTGCGCGGCTGGTAGAGCAAGCCGTGCGCAGCAAAACCAATAGTCCATGAGCGACCGACCATCACGCTTTGTGCGGCCTGAGTTGACCGACGATATGCCGATCACCCTCCAGGAGGCTTGCGGCCTCTATTTCCGCGCCATTGTCACGGAAGTGAGCCTGCGCGCGGGATGCTCACCATCTTCCGGGTCGGGCGCCAAGACTTCGCGGCTCTCCGTTTCCTCCGGGAGATGAAGGAAAAGAAATGCCTCGCCCAAAATCCGGCCCGCGCCTCTGGCTCGACCAAGAACGCGAAACCTGGACCGTCATCGACGGCCGAAAGACAGTGCGCACTGGGTGCAGCAAAGCACAGCTTCAGGAGGCGCAAGACTTCCTTGCGAACTACCTCAAAGCCAACCGCGCCAAAGCCGTACGCTTTGCTGAGGCCGATCTCGAGCGAGTAATCAACGCCGCCAAGCAGGCCGGCGCTGGCGCAGTCGTAGTCAAGCCAGACGGAACGATTCGAATCGAGCTTGCTGCTAAACTGGCCCCAACGGCTATCAAAAATCCGATGGATTGAACCGCGTTTGTTCTTGGCGTCCTGAGACTAGGGCACCCCGATTTTCGCCGGGCCGTGATCACCTGCTTGTTCAATGGCTTATTCTGTGATGTCCCAAGATCTGGCAGAACATTTTATCAACAAGACTGGCAACCGGCGTCCGCCGCCATAGCTATCATGCAGCATCACGTGGGGCTGTGACCGTGCCAACCTATCTTGCCAGCTACGACCTGAAAGAAACCGATCCAGATCCGCATGAGACCTTCCTGGAGAAGGCCAAAGAGCGCGGCTGGAAGCTTTGGACCAAGGGCAAGAGCGGGAAGTGGTATCGTCTTCCCAACACGCCCCGCTTGAAGCGCTGCGGACTACTCCTGCCGTCGCGCTCGGCGTTGCCGACCGCGTTTGGACGATCGGCGATTTGATCGACGCGGTGTTGCCGTTAGAGCCGAACCGGCCCGTTCGCGTAACGCGCAATTTCCGGGTAATTGAAGGTGGGAAAGCCGAGTGACGGCGGATGCAGGTATGCGGATGATTCCGCATACCTGCTCTCGCTCTTGTTCAATATCCCCGAGATTGGGTGCAAGAGCCAATGCGGTATCAGTCTCAGCAATTAGAAAACCGACCGAACAGCATTTGACCGTATCAGGTAACGAATACTCGTCCGCCCATTGCCACGCCGCAAGCGGACGCTGGCTGTCTTCCCACTCGACCAAAACAAGCGGGTAAGAGCTACCGCTTTTTGCCGGGCGGTCGTCTTGGCTCGATGTGTCGCTCGACTGATGCTGCCAATGTCCGTTCGGCTTTGTTGCCGCTTTGGAGCTTCTGGCCCGCGACATGCTTGACCGGACGCGACGTTTTTGGCGGCGGGCTTTCATAACGCTTGCCGCCGCCGGAACTTTTGCCTGCCATTGCTACCCCTCTTCGTGAGATCAACTAAGGGCTGCATTGTATCGCCTTACCTTCAGTTCGCGAGCAAATTAAAGCTCTATCCCCAATATCCAACCTTCACCGCGCCCGTCCGTTCCGGTCAGATTCACTGTCCTAATTCCCTCAGCGAGTGTCCTAACCAGGACAGCACCAACGATCGAAAGCGGCGGGTAATGTGAGGGAACGATTGAAGCGATCGTTCTCACCTTCGCAGCGATGCCTCAGCGAAGAACTCTTCGAGCCGATGAAGGATGACTTATGAGGCGCCCGCAATTCGTGCTCGGCGCCTGCGCGGTGCTGCTGGTTGTCGCCCTGGTCATGGCGATGCTTCGGTGATTATTTCGGCCCGTGCATCACGTAGTGCCCGACGGCTCCAACCAAGCCGGTCACCCTCGGGGCTGGCAACGTTCATCCCTAATGCTGGCTCTTCACGAGCCCGTCAATGCGGGTTCCAAGCGCGTTGATCGCATCAATAACGCGCTTTTCGAGGGCGCCAAGAGTGTCTTTCGACACGTAGTCCCGCGCCACCTCAACCCGGAGATCGGTGAGCTCCTTCTCAAGCGTGATCGCCCGGGAGACGGCGCCGGAAGCCTGCTTGGTTGCCGCATCGGCGATGGATTTCGCTTCGACGATCCGATTCGAGAAGTTCATCCAGAATGTAAGGATGCTACCCACGGAAACTACGGCCGCGAGAGTACCGCCGACGATCGCCACCACAGTTGAGGTTTCCATCACTTCCCGCCGTAGCTCTTGCGAACGTTCGCATACCAGGTCGGCACCGCGCCGAGCCTGCTCCGCAGTTCATTGTCATCGCTGACCGTCAGCAGCAGCATCGCCGTGGTGTCCTTTCCCCGGCAGCCAGGAACGCGGAACCAGGGGAAATAGCACTCGGCGTCCAGATGCGGCACCGGGGGTGCCTTTGTCAGGAGGCGCGGCGTTGCCGGCAGATTTCGCTTTGCCGCCGGCGGTGCTGGCGCCAGCGTCTCCGGGCTGTGCGCGCAGGCCGCTAGCGTCACCGTCAGGATCAAAAGCGCAGCTTGCGCCAGCCGCTTTGAGGCGGGCGATTTCAGCAAGGTCGGCGTCATGTTGGTCCTTCGCTTTCGATTCGATGGCGCTGACGAGCGCCTTTTCATCCGCCGATGCAGCCGTAGCGGCCCGCGCGTCGGCATGATCGGAAAGGGTCTGCAACCGCGCGCGCTCATCGGCAGCGCCGACCGAATGCCCGTGGATGAGGCAGACCCATCCGACAAGCACCACGCCGGCGCCCGCGATCGCGACGCGCCGCGCGAGCGGGTCGAAATAGAACAGCGCGCCGCAGGCAGCCAGCGCACCGAGCGAGAGCCCGGACCATGCCGAGATATGGGCAACAGTGCGCCAGGCCGCGCCGATGGCCTCCAGTGCGCTAAACATGCTCGCTCATGAGTTTGCTGCGACGGTCCCAGATGATGAAGGCGCACAGGCCAGCCGCTGCGATGCACAGCAAGAACTTCGGATCATGCAGCGCGATCGCAAGGCCGTCCCCGAGGCCGAGCTCGTCAAGCGAGCCCTTCGCCTCCCGGATCGGCTCAAGAAGGTCATTGAGCGCCGTAGCGGCCTCGGCGAGCGATAGCGAAAAGATGCTCGCGCCCGCGGCGGCTGTCTTGGACTTGCCGATGGTTTTCGGAGGCGGATTGCGCTCAGCCTTCGGCGAATGAACAATGTCCGGGTTCGGCGCCGGCGGGGGCTCGATATGATCCGCGGTGTTGAACCACGCGATTTCCGCGGTGCGCCGGCGGGTGAGCCCGTTCATGTGCTCGCCCTTGGAGAAGGTGTACTGCAATAGCTTCGCCGGCACCTTCTCGGGTTGACCGGCGTTGATGAGCTTGATGGCGGCGACGGCGGCACTCGGACAGTTGAAATAGGTGTCCACCAACGCATCAAATTGGTGCTGCGTCACCTCAACGCGCAACAGCCGATTGACCGCTGCCACACACGGCGCGAGGTCATTGGAAAGAATTTCCCCGGCCTCTTCTCTCGTGATCCTCATCCCCTTGACGATCTTGGGAGCGCCGGCAGCATCGGTGTGACCAGCCCCAAGGGTCAATGTGCCTCGGATAGGCCCTCCATCCCACTCTGGATAGCGCCCATGAACCTTCGGTCGTTTGTCGTCATAGACGTACAAAACGATCTCTTCCCATGGCTCCGTAAGACGTTCGCGAGCAACGCGGCTGAATTGCCTCATGGGCGCACCTCACGGTCAAGTTTCTTCCACGTCTGGCCGTGCTTCAGTCGAAAGACGGTCATCCACGAGATGCCGTATTCAACAGCGATTGCGCGGTGCGTGCGTTGATCGGCTATGATTTTTCTCGCCGCGCCTTCATCGAACTTGGTGTTGTGGTGCTTTTCTCCAAACGAATGAGGCGGTTGAGAACCTCTATGCTTCGACAACATGTCCCTCGTGTTGTCTTTTTTCGTTCCCAAGAATAGATGGTTGGGGTTGCAGCACGGCGGATTATCGCACTTATGCAAGACACTCATGCCCTCCGCGATTTCGCCTTCTGTCAGTTCATAGGCGACACGATGAGCCTTCAAGTTGACGCCGCGCCCTGCGGTTAGCCGTCCGTAACCGTTTGCATTAACCGCGGCTCGCCAGGGCCAGCATTGATCCGGCCCACACTGCTCGACCTTAGACCAAAACCTCTCAGAGAGAGGCTGCCTCTTTCGCGCTTTCATTCCGCCTCCCCCTGGTTACGGCTGCGGCAAAACAGGCGCGGTCAGCACAGGGGCCGGAGTGGGAATAGCCGCCGTCGCCCGCGCCTCGAGCACCGAAACGCGGCTCTGGAGCGCGGCCACGTCCGCCTTGACGGTCGACACCACGCCGGTTTCAAGCTGGGTGAGATCGGCCCTGACCTTCTCGACCGCAGCGGCGCCCGAGGCCCATTCGCTCTTGAGCCAAGCCAACGCCGCTTTCACACCCTTGGTGGCGCACAGATACGCGAAATAGGTCGCGCCGACGCCGGCACCCCCGAGCAAGAGACTTGGCACACTGACTTCACCGAACATTCCGGAACCTCGCTGTTGGAGCGGCGAACACATCGCCATTTGTCTGGCGCGAGCGTGCTCATCGTCCGGTTGCGAAGATGTTTCGGTGGGCCCGCTAGATAATCCGCATGATGTAGTTGCAGCAGATCGTCGGCTGTACGATCGCATGGGCCGCGCTTCCGCCAGCATATGCGTTGGCGATCGAGACGCCGGTGGAAGATGAGGATGCATAATAGCTGCCATCGCTCCCGTTGTTCACCTGAATGCCGACGATAGGAGCTTGCGAGTTCGCGCTGATCGTCCCGAGCTGGCGGCTTGGAAGGCTCAGCGGGTGCGTGTGGCCGGGATCAGACAGCGTGTTCGCGTGCGCATGCGACGGGATTTCGTTGAGTGAGAGCGTGTGGCTTTCTCCGCCGCCAACGACCCCTAGCGTTCCATAGGAACCAAAGTAGCTTGGCGTGAACCGATACGCATAGGTGCCACCCATGTTATCCACGCCGGCCGAAACGCGCCCGCGCTTGTCGGGAAGATTGAACGTGGTTGAACCGTCGCCCCCCCCATATCCCGTCCCGATCAGAGAGAAGAGAGTGGCATATGTCGTGCGCGAGATCGCCTGCCCAGCCGGAAACGCAAATGAGCTGTTGGGCGTGGCCGATCCCCAATAGTCCATCCCAGCCGCAAGCGGCACGTTGTAGGGATTTCCGAAGAAGCCATGCAGGTACCAAGCGCCATCGGAATTTGAATAGGTTGCGCAATACGGCGTTCCCTGCACGATGGTGCCAGATGACAACTCGACCCCCGGCGCCGTCCGGAGCGCCTTTTGGCCCAAGCTATCGACATTGAGCAGAACAGGGCCGGCGCCGTTGGTCACGTGCGGCGTGAACGCGACCATCTGCTTGTTCATATCGGCGAGCGAATCGAACTGACTGAATGTCGAAACGACATAGGCAGTGCTGGTCCCGGTGGTGACGATCGCGCCGCTAATATCGTCGCGATATTGGGCAACAGCAGCCATCGTAGCGCGTGCCGAATCGTTGATGCTCGATGGCGCTTGTCCTTCAGACCAATTAATCGAAGGATCGGCGCTTGCGTTCGAATTAGCCGTTTGACTCCAGCGGTAAAGAGGCATCCAGTCATCCCGAGATTGGCAAAGGTTGATGCGCCAAGTATCGGGATGGTTGGTTGTGAAAAGACTGCGGCGGCTCCGAAGAACCGCCGCGCCCTTCGCCTTGCGCTGCTGGGCCGTGCCAAGCCGCGCCATGCCATATCTGGCCCCGCACTGCCATGCCTGCCGCGCCGTGCCTTACCTAGCCTGCGTTGCCGCACCTTGCCTTGCCGCGCCGTGCCCGGACGAGCCCAGCCTTGCCTAGCCTGCCTTACCGTGCCTACTCTTTACGCTGCGGTTTGTTCTGCCGTAGGTGTCTTCACCGCTTCCAGCCTCTCAGCTATCTGCTCCACCGCCTTTACGCCGCAGCTGGCATGAACCACGGCGCCATGATAGCGGTTGAGCCATGAGCGAAGCGCTGCCGCCGCTTGGTGGCAGTGTTCAGCCATGTGCGCTGGATCGTTCGGGTCGACTAAGCGATAGCCGCCGCCATCGCGACGGCCGTCGACAGGGGATTGAACCAACGGCATTTCGATTGTCCGCACGGCGACCTCCCCCTTGCGCCCGACTTCTTCGATCTCGAAGCGGATCCGAAGATCCTTCGCGAAGGCGCGCGCCTGCCAGAGATTGTATTCCGCGGCCGCCTTCTTCGTGTCCCATTCGAACCAATCCCACGCCGGGTGGCTCTTGCCGGTCTCCTTCACCTCGCGGACGAAGAGGGTTGGATTGTACAGGCCGTTGTGCTTGCGCGCGAACGCTTCAACGATCTGCTGCCGCTCTTCCTTGGTGAACGTCTTCTTCACAACACTCTCTTTCGCCATTTCACCCTCTCATTTTGATGCCGGACGATGTCAGTGCGCCTGCGTTGCCTAGCGGCTGCTTACGCTCCCTCACCGGGACCCCCCGCCTTGCCAAGCCTGCCGTGCCTAACGCCGCTCAAGCGGCTCTGCGTTGCACCTCTGCAAAGAAGTGCTCCATCAGATCCTCGGTATCGCGATCCGCGAATTCCGGATCAGTCAACGCCGCCTGCTGCGCGGCGCGCCCGTGGTTCTTCACGAGATCGTCCCACTCAGCATCTTCCTCGCCCTCGCCGAGTACGCGGAAGCTGCCGAAAGAGCCTTTCCCTTTCTCTTGGCGATAGTCACCGACGCCGATCAGGATGCCGGCGTTGCAGAGCAGCGACACGACGCCCTGCACGCTGAGTTGAGGCGTGATGAAGTGGGTTTCGATCTCGGCGCCCCACTTCGGAAGGTAGCAGCGCGTGCGGATGTCCGGGGTGCGGTTGATGTCCGCGCTTCTGGTGACGTCCATGCGGAGCTGCGGGATACCGTAAAGCGGGACAAAATCGCCGGGCATGAAGAGCAGCCGCTGCGCAGACGTCTTTGTGAGGCCGGGAGTTTCGAGCGCCGCAGTGCACATCGCGGCCTTGACCGCGACGACGCGAAGCCCGAGGGCGGTTGGACCATCCGGGAGGATTTCGGCGCTGTCCCTGAATTCCGTGATCGGGTCGTGCTTGATCGCCGCGCGATCAGCTTTTGATTTTTTCCGGCCGCCGGTCAGCAATTGCTGCTTGGCCTTGCTCGCCATCCGGTTTTGGAACAGCGGCGTCAGGCCGATTATGCGTAAGTGCACGCTGCCGCGTTTGAGCGGCTGGACTGTTACCTCTGTCGTCTCTGCTTTCTTGACCATCTTCATCTCCATTGGGCGCCCGGCCGGCCAGGCCACAGACGCAGTGGTTCGCTCTCGCGAAACCGGAGCCCAATGAAGGTCCGATCTTCGCGTCTTGATCCCTCTGGCCAAGGGAATTGCTCAGGTGATGGGCCAGCTACCACCCGCGCTATCACGCGGGTAAAGTTCGATGCGGCCCATTCACTGAAAAGTAGAAATCTGTGAGCTTGCGAAAATCTTACCTTGCGCGGCGCGCGGCCTTCGTGCCGGCACCCTCACTGAGAGCTAGCGAAAATCGGAGCCCGCGCGAGAGCCGCGCGAAGGCCGGATAGATCGATTGGTTTTCGCTGCGCGAAGAAGATCGGAGGCGCCTGTACCTGCGGGTCGACGAACGGCGCAGGCTGCGGCACGCTCGCGCCGGGTGAGCCGCCAGCAAAAATCGGCGCCGCTGGCGCGGGAGGAACGGGAGCCTGCTGCGGCGACGGTTGGGTTGCGGATGGTGGCGCTAGCGTCGTGCTAGCAGATGGCCCGTAGGCGGCGAAGGCGCGCGCGGCATATCTGGCGCGCTCGGGATGGGCGCCGGGGACGTTCCAGTCCTTCGGGCGCTCAAAGGCCAGCATGGCCTGGCCGGCCTGTTCCGGCGTCTGCGCGGCCGTCAGCCCGGCATAGGCCGCGCTCTCGGGGCCCTTCAGCTCGGAGTGCAGGAATTCCAATTGCGTGTTGAGATCGTTCCAGGGCGTGCCTTTCGAGGCCGCGTAAGCCCGCAGCGCATCGGCCCGGCCGCTATTCCACTGCCCTATACCAATCGAATCGCTACCGTCGCGGCCGTCACCCCGGCTGATCGCATTCGGGTCCAAGCCCTGGCCCGATTCGCCCTGCAGATTGCCGACGATGCCGGCGGCCTGGGCCGGCGTCAGGCCCTGATTGACGAAATAGGTGTATGCCGCGCGCCCGTTGTCCTGCGGGGCGGCCGGGACATTGCCAGCGGTATCATCGGTCTGGTAAGTAGCTGCCATGGTCCGCCTACTTCAAGTTGCAGCTATAGTCATATTCGGCGCCATCATGTTCGGGCTAAAGACTGCCCTGCATTCGATTGAGGACGTGCTCCGACCATTAGGATGGTCCGGCCTCGCCGTATTCGGCCTGATCGGCGCAATGGGATGCACAATCATCTATCTTGTTGCCCGGGCGATTGACCGAGCTGACGAAGTCCGCGCCCGGCCGCAATCATCGACGCCAACGACGCCTGATCTCCAAGCCGATTTAGGCTCGGAGAGAGGGCGGCACGCCGGTTGATGTAGTTCGCAAGCGCGTTGAGATAAGCACGCGCCTCAGGACCTTGCGCCGAGAGGATGCGCGCGACCTCACCGTAGCTTTTCGTCGGATCGGTATGCGTAAGCGCGTTCCAGAGCGGGACTGCCACGTACTTCTTGCCAGCCGCACCTAAAGCTCCCACTACTGTCATGTTCGGATTGACAATGGGCGTTTCGCTCGACGGGTCTGGCTTCATGGCGCGCGCCGCCGCGGTGCGCTGTGCGGTCTGCGAGTTTTCGACCACCTTGTTATAGGTGTCCCGGAATTTGCGGTTGCGCTCGACGGACTGCATGAGTTCGTCCGCAGCATCTTGCCCGTGAACGGTCGCGATTTTCGCCGTATTCCAGCCGCCCTCGCCCTGGAGCTCACCACGGAGCGCCTCGAGATCGTTCGCCTTGGTACCGAGAACGCGCTCGATGTTGCCACGGCTGCCCTTCGCAAAGGCGATCTTTTCGCCCGGAGATAGCGGGTCAAACTCGGCCGCGAAGCGCTCCGGTGAAGGCGTAGTTTTCCCCGAGCCAAGATACTGCGTTCCGGCCTCGACCGCGTCGGCGCGGTTCGCGAGTGCGGCAGAGGCTCGATTCGCTGCAGCATAGCCCGGCACTTGGTTTTCAAGCGTCTGGTTGAGCTGGCCGCGCATCCACCTCAAGACACCCTGTTGGCGCGAGAGCGCGCCGGCCGGAACGCCGAGGCCAGGGGCGTCATATTGGATGACGTTATCCAGCTCCTGCTTGACCTTGTGCAGCACCTCGGCGTCATTCTGCGAAACCGGCACCTCGTCAAAGACCGGTTGCCCGGTGCGCGGGTTGACTTCCTGGTGGCCAAACGGGTCGAGCCGCGGGCGCTGCTCGGTCGTCATCATCATTTCGCGCAGGTTCTCCAGCGCGCGGCGCTCCATGCCGACCGCCCGGGGAATGGCATGATCAAGCTGCGTCAGGATCGGCGCCGTCTGCACATCCGGCGCGTTTCCGAGCGCCGCGGGATAGGCCGCGTTGTCAACCTGCGTTCGGTGCGCACGGATGGCGTTGGTGACCGTCTGAGGGTCCTCCGCAGGCCCGAGCGTCCGGTTGACGTCGGACATGACGCGCGCGTTGGTGCCCTCATTGCGGCGCGTGAGAGCGGTTTGCAGGATCGAGCGCCCTTCGTCGCTGTTGAGGGATGCACCCTGCGCTTTGCCGAGCAGTGCCGGCCCGGCATCCGCCAAGGTGGCATCGGGCCCAAGCCTATCCAACCGCGCGTGGAGCGCCGGCAAGCCATCTGCCTCTACTGCCTCAAGCAAATGTGACGCAGCGCTGCGCGAGATACCCGGCACCGAGCGCGCCGTATCCGCTAACCAATTCAGTCCGGCGCCAACACCGCGACCAACGGAAGGAACTGCTCCGCCGAGTAGGCCACCCGCGACCGCGCCAAAGCCAGCACCTTCGACGGTTTGGGGGATGTCAGTCAGATCCTTTGAACTGAAGGCGCCCTGAAGGCCCCCTATACCCGCGCCAGCGGCCATGCCGACAAGCGACTTTGCACCCAGCGTTGCACCTTGGAGGCCACGCGCGACCGGCATCAGCGGCAGCGTAGCAATCGCGCCGCCGGCGTTCGCGACGGCGTTGCCGATCGGATGCTCTTCGGCGAAATGTTCGGTCTGCGCCTGCTCACCCGCGAGGTTGGCGCCGTAGCCACCCGACTTGCGGCCGGTGAGGTCATCCATCTTGGCGGCGAAGCGATCGGCGAGACCAAGCGTCGCGCCATTGGCGATTGCTCGCACATACGGGTCCGCCGTCTGGAGCGCCGAGCGAATCGAGTGCAGCAGCCCGACGTCATCCGGATGCATGTCGGAGTTGAGCGCGGCGAGCGTCTCCGGGTCGGTGACCTTCTGCGGCTGCGCCGTGTCGCCGTTGAGCTGCGCGAGGATGGCGGGATCGGTAACTCTCTCAGCCATCACTTGTCCCCGACATACCAGCTCTTGCCGCCGTCATCGGTGTAGTAGGTCTTGCCGCCGACGGATTTATGCATCTTGGAGAGGTTTTTCGCGTGATCGTCGGCCATGCTCTTGTTGGTCGGCGAGCCCTGGAATTCCGGCAGCGCGTAGCTTTGCGTCAGATCCTGCCCCGTGACCGGGTCCTTGATGTGGTGCGCCTCATCGTAATCGGTGATGATCTTCTGCACCTCAACCGGGTTAATTTTCTTGCCCCCCGAAATGGCCTGCGCCGTCGCATCGCGGATGGCGTTGCCGACCGCAATGTTCCGCTGCTCAATCTGAGCCTGGATGCCTAGCAAGCGCTGGTTGCCGGTCGTGCTCATATCAAGACCGGGGTTTGCCTTGAGATAGTTGCCCATCTCGAAATTCGTGACGCGGCCGCCAACCGAGCTCTTCGCCATGTTGCCGGCCATCTGCCGGTTGAACTTGGTGAGAAATTCCTTGTCGGAAATATCGCCTTCGCTGAACGGCTGGAGCCCGAGCGCGCTGGCGCCCGCATTGATGGTCTTCTTGAGGTCGAGCACCTGCTGTTGCCCGAGGCCGCCCGTGGAGCCACCGTTGCGCTGGATCGCGTCAAGCGCACCCTGCATCGCGGCGACGTCGCGCGCGCGGGCCTGCGCCTCTTCAACGCCGTTCGCCAGGCCGGCATGCGCCTTGCCGAGCCCCTCGACGAGCTGATGGTCATAGGTCTGACCGCTGTTCATATCGACGCTGTTATTGATGTTGGTCGCGCCGGCGCGCGCCTTCTGCGTCGAGAACGTCGCATAGTCCATCGGCGCCTGCCCTTGCGGGAGGCTCTTGAGGTAATACTGATACTCCAGCACGCTCTGAGGCGTCTTATCGTCGGGTTCATAGCCCTTCGTGATCGCGCCCGTCTTGTTGTTAAGAACGTGCCCTTCGCCGGCGGATGAAAACTGGCCCGGCCCGAAGTTCGAATCGACAAGCTGCTTCAGCAGCTCGGTGTTACCCGGCTGCACGGCTGCATATGCCACTTGCGGGTCAACGTTCTTCGCGATCAGCGCGCGCGCCGTTAGATTTGACGACTGCGCCAAAATGCCAACCGGGTCCGTGCGCTGCCCGGTGATAAGACCCGTCGCGCCGTCGGCCAGCGCCGGCAACAAGCCCTTTGCGTGCGCAAAGTTCTGCAACCCTGCGACAAGGTTCCCGCCGAACCCTGAGAGGGGCGACGAAGTCTGCGACTGCATCGGCGCTATAGTAGGCGGGGACGGCATCGCTGAGGAAGCCGCAGGCGCTGCGGCTGGGATAACAGGGCTCGGCCCAACAATCGGAGGCTGAGATGTCGCAGAGATTGGTGCTTGCGGCTGCGTAAAAGACGGGGGCATTGCCGCCGCGGCAGGTATCTGCGGCGCGCCATACTGCGCCTGATCGGAGGCGAGGCCCGAATTCATCGGTTGCATGTCGGCGCTGCGCTTCAAGAAATCGAGGAGACCGCCGCCGTCGGAAGCCGGAAAGATCGCGTCAAGAAGTCCCATTTAAGCACCGCCACCGAACAGTTTGCCGAGACCACCAAGTAGCCCGATTGTTGCCTGCATGGGGCTCATATTGGCCGTGGTGTTTGACGTTCCGTTAGAGGTCGTGCCAAGGCCCGCCAGTGGAATGCCCATCTGCGCGAGCAGCCCGAGATTGGAGGCCGGCAAGCTCTGCTCGAGTTCGGACGCGGACAGCGCCGTTTGAGGCCCCCACGTGCTGTTAGTGAGCGCCGTCCCGACCGAATTGACGCCGGCCTGGGTGTTGGCGTTGGCGGTCTGGTTGTTGCCAGAGATCGCGTTGGATGTGGTGTTGCCCGCGCCATAGAGCGAGTTGAGCGCTCCTGTCCGCGTCGCGGTGTCGAGATTGGCCTGGTTCAGGATGATCGGCGCCTCTCCCTGGGCGATGCCGCGCCCCAGCGTTTGCGTGTTCATGCCCGAGCCAAATCGGCCGGCCGCGGCGAACTGGCCGTTCACCTGGTTGGTGACGTCATCCTGCACCTGATGGAGAGCGGCCTGCACTGCAGGCGTGTTGATCGTCGAATAGTTCGGGTCGGTGTACGGCGTCATGCCGGCTCGGTAGCTGGCCAGATTGTCGGTCAACGCGCCGTTCTGGGCTGTCGCGTTGCCGCCCGATAGCAGGTTGTTCACAGCTCCGGAGGTGCCGCTTGCGTAGGGATTGCCCGCATTCCCCATGCTCGTCAGTTGGTCAATAGCGCCCCGCTCATTTGAGGTAACGCCGGTATTCGGAAGAAGATTGTTGACGCCGCTCAACAGCCCATTGACCGTCGGCATCGCCGCGGCCCATGGGCTCGTCTGGCTCTGCGTTGTGGTCTTTTGCGAAGATTGCGTCATTAAAGCCCCTTTTCCAGCACGACAGACTTTACGGCATAGCCACTGAGGACACGTTGCCAGCCCGGGCGCCCTCCGATCAGCATCGCTGCACAACCCTCATCGCGGGCGTAACTCTCGATCCCTTCGATGAGCGGCAACCAGCGATCTCGCCCGTCACCACCGCAGGCAACCAAAACGCATAGCTTGCGGCCGGCCTCAACAACGAGCTGCGTCACGGCAGCGGCCTCGATCTTGCTGCCGTCATGGGCGAGCCAGAGCAATTGCAGCCCAGCCAGCACCTCACGCTCGGTGCGCTCGAAATCGCCTAGACCGGTTTTTTCGGACGCGCTCTTGATGAGGGCCCGCGCGAGGGGCCACACGTCGGAGACCATCGACGGCGCGACGCAGGCCAGCCTAGCCCTGGATGGCATAGGTGAACGTCCGATCCGCTAGCGTGTTGCTAGCGTGTTGCACCACAAAGCTTCCATTCTGCACCGTGGCAGCTGGAATATAGGTGGTGGAGATAGCCGCTGCGGCGTCGCTGGTCTGCGGCATCAAGATGATGGCCGATCCGGCGGCGCAATTCTGATCCAGAACGGTTGTGGAAGTCGCACTGACCGCGAGCGTAACAGTCCCGATCGCGTTGGAGCGCCCCGAGCCGAGCTCGTGCACCGCGCGAATGATTTTCTTCAGGTCCGTCTCGTTGAGACCTGGCAGATAGACGGTCAAATGGCGCCCCCCGCAATCACGTCAGGGGTGACGCCGGCGTAATAGGTCCAGTTCGCGCCCGCAGGGATGCGCCCGCGGAAGCGGATAAACCGCGCGTCTCGCATTTGGTCGAATCGGCCAGTTCGCGTGCTGAGGGCCTGCTCTGTCCCGACGATCGGCGTAGCCTGCAGCGTGTCCCGGTACACATAGCGGCAGAACACGTTGGCCGCATCGGTGACCGGCACAAAGCCGCACGCCGTGAGCCGCGTGCCGTCTCCGCTCTCCTCGGCGCTGTCAATCGTTGCCTCCAGCGGCACGCCTGAGAAGAACCCGAGCGCGTTGGTCGCGTCGAATTGCCCGAGCTGCGGCTCAAGTGACGACGGATAATCGTCAAGCGAGAGCGTCATGGCGTCCACCGAACCGCCGATCTGGCCCCCGCTGACATAAGCGTTAGTGAAGGTCGACCCGACGAGGTCGATATGGGTCGAATCGATGACGGTGAATGCCCAATTCGGATTTGCGGTCGTATTGTTGGCTTCCGTGGTTCCCACCACGTTGTAAACTCGGATAAACGGCTGACCGAGAATTGAGAAGCTCGCGTTGCTCTCGGCGCTCAGCGTCAGCCGGATCGCGCCAGAGCCGTTGTTCGCCGCGCCCGTGATGGTCAGCGGCGTCGGCGCGAGCGCGTCGAGCTGCTCGAGCGTGACACCCGATTGCGAGATCCCGAGCAGGAATTCGCCAGACGATGCGACCGGGAAAAATCGGTCAAGCACCTCATCATAGCCCAGAAGCATGTCGTATAGGCCAGCGGATCCGGACGTGGACCGATAGGCCCAATAGATGCGCGAGCTGCGCGGGTCAGCCGTTCCCATGAACAATTGCAAGTTGCTCGCGTCGAGATTGGCGAGAAAGGTCCGGTTGACGCGCTCGCGGCCGATCGGCAGCGGCGGGCCGCCAGGCGAAATCTTGTAGAAGCCCTGCGTCGCGTAAAAATAAATGCTGCCGCTGTGCTTGATGATCGAATACGGCGCGAACAGGCCGAGCCCCTCCGCGATCTTCTCGATTTGAAAGATGAGCGGAGACCCCGCCACGTAGGCCATCGAGCGGATGATCTGATCCTGGAAGATGACACCGGACTGATCGCCGCCGGCGACGCCGCGCACAATGCCGCCGTCCGTGAAGTCCTGGAAGTCGGATGAATTGACGCCGGCGGTCCAGCTCTGCGCCGCATTGAAGCTGTAGAGCCCGGACCACATGATGCGGTAGGGGGTCGAGAGTAGCCCTGACAGCACGAGGAAGCCGCCGATGACCGTCACATAGGCGGCCTGCGGCGGCGAGCCGAGCGCCGCGCTAAACTGCGTCGCGGACGAAAGGTCGAATACCTGCAACACCACATTGGCCTGCGTCGCGAAAACCAGGCTCCCGGTCTGTGCAAACTGCCACTGCGCCGTGGTCCCGACCGAGGCATAGCTCGAGCCGCCTGCGGACACGTCCGTCCAGGTGAAATTCGTGTTGTTGAGCTGGTAGAGCTTCGTCGCGGTCGCGGCGAACGTCACCACGCTCCCGTCGAATTTCAGCGCATAGAAGGCACCCCGACATGGCCCCGGGAGCTTGCTCGCATACGGCACAAAGGCCGGGAACGGCCCGTAGCCGTCGCCCTGCGGCGTCACGTTGCGGATGTTCTTCGTTGACATGCCGCCGAAGTCGCTGACGTCAGGGCGATACTCGGCAGCGCGAACGATGGACATTATCCAGTCACCGGCGGCAAGATCTGTTGAGCGGGATCAACCGTCCAACGGTTAGAGGGCTGAGCGGATGCAGTCCACATGCTCACGGTTTGCGGCCCCCGTCGCGCGCCGACGCCGAGCATCCCCACATCCGTGGTGAAGAATTGTCGGGTGTCCGGGGCTAGTTTAGACCCTGCTGGTTGCGCTTGTGTCGCCCATGGCCCACTCGGCTTTCCGGACGGAAGCCAGTTGATGAAATCTCTCGTATAGCCCGCCGAGATGCCAGAAAGCGCGTATGCGCCGGCCGCTGGCGTGACCGCGACTACGAGTGGCGCCGCAGGAGACCCGAAAGAAAAAACGGCGGGGAGCGTCGGCTCCATCGTGATGTCATTTGCCGGAACGCCGGTAAGGACAAAACCACCCGTGATTGCGGCCTCGGAAACCGTGAAGGCCGCAACGATGCCAGTAAAAGCGAACGCGCCAACGTTCGCGGCCTCACCGATCTGAAATGGTGCCGCGATGCCATTAAAAGTGAATGCCTGTCCGATCGCTGGAACGCTCGTGCTGAATAGCGCGGCTACGCCGCCCTCGGTAAACGCCCCTGAGATCGCAGGAAGGTAGACATAGGACGAGGCCGGCAGCTGTCCGAGAGCCCGCCTTCCGACCGCGTCAAAGCCGAGCAGCGACATTCTACACCGTCACGTTCAACGCCGATGCAATCTGCGACATGCGGGGGGATCCGAGGATGTTGACCAGAGCAGTCCAGCCAGCCAGAAAGCGCGCGTTCGTCACCCACATCGGGTCACGTTGGGCCACCATCGCATACCACAACAGTGAGTTTGCCGGGCTCGACGCGATCGCCGTCTGAATTTTTCCCATGTCATCCGCGGTAAACTGCGCCATCAGGTCTTGCGGCAGCACGCTCTCCGGCGCCTTCAGCGCATCGGTGTCTACAGCCTCGATCTGAGCTTGCGTCGGCTGCGCCACGTCGGCGCGATACCACCCGGAAATTACCGGGCCAGAACCGTCATTGGAGACGTCGAAATCAACGCGCGGCATGAGGCCAGGGCGGAGGCTTTGAACCGCCGCAACGAACTGCTCTGGCTGGAAGGCCATATCAATCCCCGATGCGGTAAGCTTGAACGTTGGTGACCGTCGTGGCACCGGTCAACGTCGTGATGGCCGCTGGCGCGTACACATAGAATTCAAGGTAGTCGGTTGAACCGTTCATCGCGACAGCCGCGACAATCTGCGACTGATAGCCAGCCGCGCTCGTCGCGCTCATATACGGGCCAACCTTCACGGATGCGCCGTTCTTGTAGATCACGGCTTGGCACGTTTCTCCGCTGGTGCCATTCGTCGTAGCCACGTTGAGCGCCACCAGGTACGTTCCCGCGATCAGCGGCGTATAGCGGTAGTTGGTGACGGCATCGAACCAGCCGTTTGCGTCCTTTACCTTGTTGTTGAACGCGACCTTGTTGTTCGCGCCTGCGGTCAAACCGGTCTGATTGGTGCCGTTCCGATCAGCTACAAAAACGCCACTGTCGGCGCCGATGTTCTGCCTTGCCTGCTTCTGCTGCGCTGTGGTGAAGGAATTCGCCTCTTCGATCGAGATCAAATCTTCCTTGAGCGCGATCACCGCCACCTGCGGCGCCGCCGTGAAGTTCACCTTTGCTGTAGTCCCAAGCGAGTTAAACAGCACCGTCGTTCGCGAGAGAACCCCGGTGGACGTGTTATACGTCCCCTCACCCATCTCCCACTGCGTCAGATCTGAGCTTTCCGCGCGATATTTGTACGCGCGTCCATTGACGACGCCGGCCGCCGCAGGGCTCTGATAGCCCTGCACAGTCGTTGAATAGGTCCAATCCGTCGTTCCGCCAGCGGCCGGAACGAAACGGCAAGCATCGAGCCAAGCAGCCATCTTACACCTATTGCAGCGTCAGAACGCCGTTGGTCTGATCGAGCGCCACCGTGAAGGTGTTGCCATTGGTGAGCGTGATGGCGGTCCCATAGTCCCACCAACCGATGAGGTTGCCGTTCGCGGGCGTCGAGTTGTAGAGAACGGCGTACTCAAACGGGCCGATCGAACCGCCCGCCGCCGTCCACGCTACCGGCGAAAGAACAAGCTTGTAGAGACCGCTCGTCTGGGCGCCGGACACGAAGGCCGCCGCCCCGCCGCCTGCAACATAGCCGTTGCCGGCCGCAATCTCGGTGATGTTCGCCTTCACCGTGTTGGTTGCGACCGGCAACGTGTTGCTCAGCAAGATCTTGAGGGCGTTCGAATTGAGGTTGTGGACGCCGGTCGCGACGTCAGCCACAAACTGGTTGAATTTGTTAAATGCCGCCATGCTTCACCAAATCTTGAGACCAGCGGGCCGCACAGTGAGTGGCCCGGCGTTGAACGCCGAGGTTAGGCCGAGCTGGTTAAGGTCACCGAGCGCCGACGCCAGGCCTGCGCCCCACGTTTGAATGCGCGCGTCTTCCTTGATGTACGGCGCGGCTTCCATGAGGGCGCCATAGAGGTAGATGTCCGGCGCGAGCGTCAGCAGCCAATTCGTATTGTTTGTCGCCAAGGCTGGAATGTTCTGCCGGTAAACCATCTCGACGGTGTAAACGGCGTCCGGCCCCGGCCCGAGCTCGATTTCGTTACCGAAGATCGTGAAGAATTGCGGCTGTGCTGGCGTTCCAGCGATACTCAATTTGTACTCATCCATTTGCTGGTTGGATTTGTACTCGAGGAACGGCTTACCAACGGCCGCGCCTACAGTCAGGCGCATGCGTCGCATTGACTGAAAATCGGCGGGCAGAGCGATAAATTCAGGCTCGGTCTGTGTCGGGTTGGTGACCGCCGTGACGCGCGACTCCATTTGCCGCACAAACAAGCTGCGGTTCATCTTCGCTTCGAAGAGCTGGATGAACGTGGGTATGCGCGCAATCAGGATGGCGTCCTGATCGCGCGCAAGATACTCGGTGACGGCCGATTGTAGTGATGGATTGTCGACGATCAGGGCCACTACCAACCAACCTGCAAAGCTGGCCGATCGGTGCGTAGGTAGATCCACTCCGGATCCTGGAGCTTCTTCTGCACGATCTGGTCAAATTCTTCGGTAAAGAGCCGAAGGTTGATGTTTCCCCGAGCATGCTCTTCGTTGAGCCACTTCACGTAGATCACATTCGGGATGCGCGCGACGTGACGGCCCCAATCGCTGCGCTGCTCATCGCGGCGCGCTTCCTGGTTCCACTGCAAGATGGGCTCGACGTCCTGGATGCTCTCGATGGCCAGATCCTGGCCGTTGCTATCCAGATGAAAGCGGGTGCGGAGCTCGCTCATGCGTCAGGACACCTCACACACTGAGAGGGTGCCCCCGGCAGAAGCCTGGATCACGGTCAGCGTTTCGCCAGGGCTAACGATCACATATTCAATGACGCCGCCCGGAAGATAGGCGCCATTGGCCGCGGTGGCCGCCGTCGGCGACGCCGACTCGGTGATGACGTAGTAGCAGGCGCCGGTGGCGGCCAAGCGCACCTGATAGGTCTCGCTGCCGAACTTGTTCGGCAGCTGGGCTGAAGCCGCGCCGAAGGCGACGTTTTGAACGACGCCTTGGCGGGATGCGGGCTGTTTCGGGAAAAACGACATGCGTCAAATCGCCCGGATCACGGCCAAGAACGCACCCGGAATGTTGGCGCCACCGCCGCCAGACGGCGTGAAGGTGATAAGATCACCCTCACTCACGTAGACGGAAGAGTTGCCGACAAGCGGGATCTCGGTGACGGCACCATTTCGAGAGCCAGCACCGGGGGCAAGCTGCAACGCGCCGGCGGCGATATCCGCGCCACCGTTCACGCCGACAGCCACGGTAATGGTGCCCGTGGTGGTGCCACCGGGCGCCGCGACGACGCGCTGAATGTATCCAGCCACCGGCGCGACCGCGACGGCAGCGACCGGCGAAGCGCCGATCGATGCCGAGGCCGCGTAGGCTGGAACATCATAAAACGGACGATCAACAGGAAGCGGCATTCAGTCCCCCTTACAGATCAGCGCTTGCGACGATGGAGCCCGCGCCGCCGCCACCCTGCAGCAACGTGCCCTGCCCGGCAGTGCCGGCCGAGTTGCCGTTGATGCTGATGGCATTGACGGTGTGGGTGGTGCCCGCGGTGATGGCGGTCGCGGTCGCGGTGCCGGCCTGGTTGGTCTTGAAGGTACCGGCAGTCACGGTAACGGTCGGCGCTTTGAACATCTGCACCGGCGTCGCCATATAGAACACTTGCGTGGCCGCGCCCGTGTTCATGCCCGAACCGACGATGACGCCGGCTGCGGGTTCGGGAGTGACCCACGCATAGCGCTGGCAGATTTCCGTCTCAACTTGGATATCGCGCGCCTCGAAAACCGAGGCCGCCGAACCAAGCTCGAGCTGGACACCCATGATCTGGATGTAATCGGCCGCGCCTGCGGTGCCCACCGGGGTTGCGTTGAGCTGGATGCCGAGTTCGCTGGCGTTGGTCGGGACCACGCCAGTGAACGAATACTGCTTCCAGGTCGCCGCGATCGGCTGAGCGATGTTCGAGCCCGCCGCCGGCGCCACCGACTGGTTCGGGAGCAGCTGACGCGACTGGTAGCCAGCCCAGGTACCGGCAATCATGCTCGCCGACCCCTCGTTTACGCCGGTGCCCGTGTTGAGCTGGACGTTGAGGTTGCCGTTGACGGGCGACCAATTCGCGCCGGCAAGAGCCCAGAACGACAGCGTTACCTGCTTGCCCTGCAGGCGGTAGACGTCCGCCGATTCGAGCACCTGACCGAGCGAGATGACGGCCGTGTTGGTATTGGCCGCAGCTCGACCGAACTGGAGCGCCTGCGCGAAGCCCAGCACAGCGCTCACGGCCGCCCGCGAAACGCTGATGGACGAGGCCGCGCCACCGACCGCAAACCAGCGATCGGCGGTATAGGTCAGAGTGTTCGCGATGCCGGTGAACGCCGTACCGCGCTGCCACGGATTGACGGTGAAATCTCCACCGTCAATCAGGTTGCGGAAGTTGGCCGGAAAGCCATAGCCATAGTAGTTCGTCATAGGTGTGTTCCCCTCTCGATGTCGTATGGCTGGCTATTAGGCTGCGGTGAGATCGAACACGCCGCCGGAAGCCTTCTCGTTGCGGGCCTCCAGCGCATATTCGGCGAGGATCTGACGACGATCCGAATCGCCGGTTTTCGCCAGCGGGATCGAAATCATGTTTCGGCCATTCAGGTAGGCTACGGCCCACTTGCCGGTTTCCAGCACCAACGTGTCACGGCCAACGTTGTTGTTGGCGTCCTTCCGCAGGAAGCGGTTGGCGACCACCTTGAGCTTGCCGAAGTCCGACTCGTAGGCGTCAACCGACGCCTGAATGGTCTTGTTCTTGCTCTCCTGCACGGTCGTGGCGCGGCCGGTGAAGGTCGAAAACACCTGCTTGTTGAACGAGCCGGTCATGATGATGTTCGGCTTGCCACCGTTGGTCCAGATCGAGGCCAGAACGCCCTTGAGCTGGTTTTCGCGGAACGCGACCTGCGTACCGTCGGTGCGCGTGCCGGTGCCGTCAGCCGCCGTGGGATCGGCGCCGCCAGCGGCCGAGTTCTTCCAGGTGTTGGTCATGATCCACGACAGCACCGAGGCCGTGTAGCGCGGAGCATTCGGCGAGCCGGGCGTGGGGATCGCGCCGACATAGTTGCCGGTGGACTTCGCCTGGTTGCCGAGCAGGATGTACTCAAGGTCACGCTTGAGCTCGAGGCCGCGCAGCATTTCCTGATACGCAAGCTCGTTGTCACGGCCAGCGTGGTCAACCGCCTGCTGGGTACCCGAGACGCGCGCCACCTTGTACGAAATCTGGGCGACGTTCGACAGGCGCACGGTCGGCGGCGCGTTGTTGGTCTCCGGATCGTCGCCCTCGAGCTGCGCGTTGTTGTTGTCGGGCTGAGACAGAGCCTGCGTCTGCCATTCATGGTTGACTGCGGACGCCTTCGTTTTGTCGATCGCGCTCATGAACGGCGTATCGGTCGGATCGATACGATAGATCATATCCGACAGGTCTTCGCGGTTGCCGACGGCAGTGCCCGTTCCGAAAGTGTTGGTAGGAGTGGACATAACGGTCCCTTTGGCTTGCGATTACCGGCGATTCGAGGAGCGACGGGCCTGGAGCAGGCTCACCGCGTCCATGATGTCGCCGGAATTGTTGAGACGAGTGTTGAGGGCTTGGACGCGCTCGGAGTTGGCGTTGCCGGTCGGCTGCTTCACTCCGGGGCGCTGAACAGGCGGCACGGCCTTGGTGACGGCGGCCGTTCGCGCTGCCTGCAAGTCGCTATAGCGGATCGCGTCGAAGAGAAGTCGTTGCACGCGGTGGTCAAAAAGCGAGAGCTTTTCGCCGCCGTCGTACTTGCCGAGCTCTTCCGGCGTGAAACCAATCTTTTGCAGAAGCGAGACGGCCTTTTCCATGAGCTTCGGCGCCTTGGCCTTATCCGCCAGATCGGGGATATGCTCGGCTGCCTTTGCGTCTTCCGTCTGCCGGAAGGTTTTCCACGCATTGGCAGTCTCGTCAGCCTTGCGCTTGTCGGCATCGTCGACAGCGTTCTTGACGGCAGCAATCTGCGACTGATGGGCCTGCCACTGGATGTACCGCAGCGGGTCCGTCTGTGCGAGCTTGGTGACGTCTTCAACGCTCTTGATGTCGGCAAAATCGCGCTGCTGTTCCCTTGCGAGAATGTCCAGCGCGGCGCGGGCGTTCTGCTCATAGGTAGTACGCGCCTGTTCCGCCGCCTGCTCTTTGGCCGTGAGGCCCTTGAGCTTTTCAGCGGCGTCGTTCTGGCCTTTCCGAACGGCCTTGTCGCGGGCGTCCTCGCGGGCTGCAATCTTCTCTTGCAGGGAGCGCGGGAGACCATCCCATTCGGCTTGCTCGTCTTTGGCCCAAGACTTCGGACGCTCGATGGGCGGCGGCTGATTGGCGGCCGGGTCGACGTCCTGATCTTCGCCGAGAGCCGGGTTCTCACCCGGGGCGGCGTTGCCCTCATCGGACAATGCATTGTCATCCGCGGCGCCGGCATCGGCGTGCTCTGCGGACGAATTATCGTTGGTGCCGGTGTCAGATGCGGCAGCCTGCTCGCGCTTGGGGCGCGACGACAGGAAGCGCATCGCCCCATCGACCGAATCGAAGCTTTCCGGCATCGCGGTGGCCGAATCGCCACCGGCAGCAGGCGCAGAGCCGCCAGCGGGCGCACCGCCGGAAGCGCCCTCATCCATGTGAATGCGCGGCGCGCCAAAGGGCCGCTGCATCATGGAGATGTGGCTCACGCTTGCGTTAAGGCGGGTTGCGTCGGTCATGGTTCGGACTGTCCTGTGTTCGGCTTGTGAAAAAGTTTCGGGCTACCTGACTTCGTGCCAGGCCTTTTTGCGCTCGCCGACTTGAGCCAGGGCGCGGAGGTCCGCTTCCGCAAGCTTGCCGTCGGCGACGACCCGGGAAAGGTGCTCTTTGACCTTCCCAATGACGTTGATGGCGAGGAAGAGCTTTTCCCGGCCTGACACGTTCTCGATGGTGGTGGAGCGCCAGGCCGCGACGTAAGCGTCTTCCAGCGTCTTGAACGCCTCGGAAATCAATTCGTCATTGAGGACTGCTGCGGCCTTGGCTGCGCGCGCGGCGTCGCGCAGGGCCTTATGTTCGTCAATCTGCATTGGCTGCACTGCTCTCCATTTGAGCCTGCCTCGCCTCATGGTCGGCATGCTTTTGCGCCATCGACGTATCGTGGGCGTGCGCGTGGGCGATGATGCCCAGCACGTCATGCGCCACGCCGATTTGATGGCGTTCGTGGTCATGTTGGTGGGTACGATCGGCCGCCCGCGCGTTTATCGCCGCATCTAGCAGCTTGAGCTTCGCGTCAATTTCGGCCTTCATCTGCGCCAACTGGGCCTCGAGCTGCGTTTCCTGCTGCGAGAGCTGGGAACGCTGCTGCTGCTCCTGCATTGTCGCCTGGGACTGCGCCTGAATGGCCTGCGTCTTGGGGTCCGGCTGCGGTGGCGGTGGCGGGTTGAGGAGCTGCCCGGTCTGCGGGTCTTTCGCTGCAGGATCCTTGAAGAACCGATTCGCGTTCTTGTGGCCCATGATCTTGGTGAGCTCGCAGGCCGTATTGTAGAGCTCGGTATCGCCAACAATATTGACCTTGCCAGCCGCAACCATCTCCTTTTGGACGTTGGCGATTGCCATGGTCTGCGCGAACTGCTGCGCCTTGCCGCCGGTCCCGAGCCCGACGTTGATGGTCATGTGGTCGCGCTCTTTCCACTCGCGCGGGTCGACAGCGACCCACTGCCGGCGCAGCTTCACCGTCTCGGATTGCTGGCCGTGCTTGCGAATGGTGGCGTGCACGAGCGAAAACATGTCCCGGACACCCTCGGCGATGATGCGCGCCATCAGCTTGATGCGCATCTGCGATGCCGAGAATACCTGCGCCGTCGCCGTCGCCGACTGATTTTGCAGCGCGTTGGCGTCTATGCCCTGCGCCTGCTTCGTCAGGCCTGTCCGGGTCTCAAGCTCGGCGTCCAGATATTGCATCGCCGGGAAGATTGACCCCGTGATGTCAGGGACCACCTGCCAATTGATGCCGCCAGGCTGTTTGACGCGCACCACACCGCCCGAGCGCGACACCAACAGGTCATCCAGCGTGTTCGGGCCGGCGTGCTGCTCTGACACCTCAACACGCGGGTTGTTGTGCAGATAGAGGTTGTCCAGCGCGCCGCGCTTCATGGCGGTCTTTTCACGCTGGACCGGCATCACCACATCGGCCACCGATCGGCCGATAAAGCGGTGGGTCATCGGAATAGGCGACGTGGCGGCAAACGGCATCGCGTCGAATCGCTCGATGGACGGCTTACCGTCCTTTCTGAGGATCTCGCCCTGATCGCCGCCAGTCACGACCTGATAGAGGCCGGGGCGCCCGTTCCCCTCATAGTCCAGCCGAACATAATGCTCGGTGATCTTGATGAGGCGCGCTGCGCTGTTGGTATCGTTGGTCTGGAACATGTGTTCCTGGACCGTGTCGCGCTCGAGCGTCTCGATATCGGTCTGACCGGTGTAAGACGAAAGGCCTTTGACCTGCTCGGCGTCGAAGCCCTCGCCGATGAGCTCGGCCTCAGTCTTCGTCACAACGTCATGGAAGCAGTAATTGCTCTCCTGGATGGTGCGCGCGCCCCGCTCAATGCCGAATTCTTCCGGCGGAACGCCCATCACCTTGACGCGGGCAAGCTTGCGCGTAGAGCGCACTGTGACGTCATGAAACGTCGGCGCCGGGGGGAGAATTTGCCCCTGCAATGGGGCTGCCATCGGCGGGATCGGAACCCCGGACGCGGCAGGAACGGGCAATTGTGCTGGATTGGCAGCCATCAGACAGCCTCGTTAAGGATTTCCCGGAACCGGCGGCGCTCCGGGTTTTCGCCGATGAGCTCGGGCCGATCGTCAACCCACACATGCACATCCTGCTTGAGGTCATGCATGAAGTCCGCCTTGAGGCGGCCGGCCGTGTAGAACACTTCGCCGGGGAAGTCGGTGACAACCATATCCGGGCGCCGGAAGGTCACACAGAACACGCGCGCGCCAGCTTGGCGCAACACCTCAATGACCTTGCCCCACGTCTCCGGACACGTTGAAAACGTATCGTCATAGTCGATGGCAACGCAGAATGGGCGAACAGCGCCCCTGATTTCGCTCAAGATGTGGCCTCGCTCTTGATCGGGTTGCCGCTGCCGTCATGTGCGGTGTGCTCGACTATCTCGAGCTGGCCATCCGACTCGGCGACGGTTTGCGCGAGCAGCGCGAATTGATCCTCGGACAGGTCGTAAAACGTATCCTGCTGCTCTTCCTCGCGCTCGTCCCACCAAACCTTGACGATGCCGACTTTTGAGAGGAGCGCGTCCTTCAAGAGCGAATACAGCACCATGAAGCCAGAATTCTGCTGCATGAAGACGTGATTGACGTAATCAGTCTCCTGTGCGGCGGCGTCTTCGTCGTCGGGCCCAACTGGCTCGAAAACCACCACCTCATCAGAGCCGGCGAAAATATCCATGAGCTGCGGCAGCAGCCCCTCAATCGTGTCGGAAACGTCGGTTGACACCGCCTGCGACCGCCCATCTTCCGGCGGCATGTCCTCGTCCATGTTGCCGAGGTAGTAATCCATGGCGCGGGCGCGCTCTTCAGCGAGCTGCGCCGCGCTCATGGCAGCCAGCGCGTCGGCTCGCTGGGAGCCGACGAGCGACTGAACCGTCAAGGTGTCCATTTTCGCCATTGTCAGGCTTTGGTGGCCTTGAAGCGGTTGCGGATGTGTTGCGAGAAGTGCGTACCGACGCTCTTTGCACCCATAAGTGCGGAGTGCTGATCGGCGGATACGCCTTCATAGGTGTAGGTCGCGCCGCTGTTGAAACGGACGGTCAACACCTTGCGGTCGGGATCATGCCCGACCGCTTCGATGGTGGAGGATTTGACGGGCTTCATGGCTGGCTAGACCACTTCCCAATCGGTCGCGAGCAAGTCGGCCTGCGAGCACAACCAACCGGGCTGCCACTGCTTCGCCGCGGTGTACATCGCGATATAGGGCTGACAGTCGAGCGGCTGATCTTCGCCGATCCACTTCGCGGTGCGATCGTTGACCTTTCGCTCGGTGCCCTGCGTATTGTAGGGCGGCAGTTGGAGCGCCGGCATGAGCACGATGAACATGCCCTTGCCATTCCACCCGGCCCGGCGCACCGCCCGCCCCTCCTGCATCTCCTTGACGGCGCGGCCGATGCCAAAGCTATGCATTGGCGTCCTCGGTGCTCTCTGCACCGGACGCGCCAGCGCCCTGAGTTGCGGTATCGGTCGCGACGGCAGCGGCCTTGGCCTCCGCGGCTTCCGTCTTCGCTGCCTGCCCCTGCTGATAGGGCATCCATTCGGCGTAGCTGGCGCCCTCGGGCGCAGTTTCGCCCGCCTGGATCAGCGTTATCGAAGTGCGGCCGTGCGGCGCGCCGTTCGAATCGAGAACGCCGAGATTGACCAGACGATCGTTCCAGACGTAAGCGATTTGCGCCGCAAGCGGCTGGTCACAGCGAGTGATCGGGTCAAACTCGCTGGGACGAAACCAGACGACGCGACCCACGGTCGGTGGGATGATGACGTTAGCCATTCGCGGGCACCTCATTCTTTGAGGCCTGCACGGCTTCCTCGCGCAGATACTCTTCGTGCACCACGAAGGTCGAATGCGCCGGGTGAGACAGATAGAAGGTGTGCTCCCCGGACGGGTTCGGCGATCCTTCGTAACGGCCATGAACGACGGTCGGGCCGGACGTGGCGCCATTGCCGTAGACCTGATGAACGATGGCCTTGTAGCGGCCGTTCACGCTGACTGTGACGTGTGTCGTCATATTCACTTCCAATATTAGAGAGAATGCCGGGAGCCGCCCGGCGCGGTTGGATCGATCGTTTGGATCGATACCTACTTGAGGAGGGCGCTGATGCGGGACGAGCCACTATTCAGGAAGGAGGCGGGCAGCGAATCGGAGAGGCTCCTCAACGCCGCCAGTCTTGCGCTGTGATCGGCGATGCGGCTCTCAATCAGCTCGGCGACGGTCCATTCGCGGGAGGCGCCGCAGGCGCGGTTCTCCAAGCTCTTCTGTTCGGTCTCAGACGGCGAGTATTTCGTAAAGCCAACAGACTGCTGCGATGCGTGTACCATTGAATATTCCTCTTAGATTGAAGGGTGCTGGCGTCCGGCCAGCGCGGTTGTTAAATCAGCTCGGTATCGAGATGGACCGGCGCATGCGTGCGGCCGACGACACAAAGTCGAATCAGTCGCCCGAACAGAATTTCGAAGCGCTCGCGCCATGTCGGGCGCCAGTACGAATAGAACGCGGGCAAACCGCCCTCATCCTGCACAAGCACCGGAAGGCCACCGCATGGACCATTCGCCTCGGCGTCCCAGTTTGGCGGGGCACCGAGAACCGCATTCGTGTGTTCCGTTTGGATTGGCTTCATATTGCTGCTCTCCCGCTATCAAGCCGCTAGCGCGTCGCTATCGGGCTCAATGATGTGAATGACCGGCGTCTTGAGCTTCACCGGGCGCTCATCGAGCGCGATCAGGATGCCCATTTTCTTGGAAATCAGCACCTTGGCGCGGTCTATATCGGCCGGCACCTGCCAGAGCGCCTCTTTGATTTCCCGTTTCGTCTTCTCGAACTCGAGCCACATGCGTACTTGCTCTGCGGTCATCGCCATCCCTTACCCACATAGTTGAGCGGCCTGTTGAAATTGGCTGAGGTCGCCGGCGGCTCGTAACAAACGGCCATCAAGCCAAAGCTGTCCGCACCATGGCTGGACCAGTCGTGTTCCGGTCCCAAGCCGACGTTGCGGACTTCGTCTTTTCGTTCGTGGTAGAAGCCGAGCGCGGCGCGGCCGGCCTCGGTGTTGGCTTCATGGAAGCGGTATTTCGGGCCGAGGCGGCGGACAGCCTCGATGCGCTGCGCGGCGGCGCCCTTCCCCTGGTTGGGAATGACGGTCACCTGAAAGTTGGCCTCGCGGAGATGGTCCTCATACCGCTTGCCGGTGACGGCGTTGGAATTCACGCCATCGTGCGGCAGATAGATGTGAGCCTTTTCCCAACCATGCTTGCGCAGCCAGTCGACGTGATAGGCGAGCACCTGCCCGCGGGCTTCGTAGTAGTCGAGAACCCGGATTTCATCGCCGACGAACTGCACAATCCAGATGGTGAAGGCGTCAGCGTTCGCGCCGGCGCCGCCGATGTCGACATAGGCGCGGATCGGGAGTAGCGGCTCAACCGAGAGGTTCGCAACGATGCGCTTCTGCATCGCGGCCTCCGCCAGCATCTTGGCGTAATAGGCGCCTTCAAATGCCTTGGCGTACTCGCCCTCATAGGTGTGCGGATAGCGCTCGGGGTAGAGCCGCAGCTCGGTGAGGCGCTCTTCCTCGGCGCTGGCGTTCCAGAACGGGTTGTCGCGCCAGTTAGCTTGCACCACAACGGCGCCGGACGGCAGCCCAGCCGGATTGCGGAGAAACTCATCAATCGCGTCGCTCTTCCGCGTCGGGTTCCAACTCGCCCAAATCTCGGAGCCGGCCCAGCGGTGAATGGTCGGCCGCAGCAGCGAGAGCGATCGCGCCGAAAGGGTCTGCGCCTCGTCAATCCACGCCCGTTTGAACCGCTCGAGCGACTTGGCCGACTCGGCGGTGTAGTCGTTCATGCCCTTGAAAATGGCGATGCCGTCGCCCGGAAACTCGATCCGGTCTTTCCAGATCTTGAAGCCATCGGCCGCGCCAAGGCCCATCTTGCGGATCTTGTCCTCAATGATGAGCTTGGATGACTGCGAAAGGTCCTTCTGCACCTCGCGGACGCAGACAATGCGCAGCCCCTCGCCGGCGTTCTCGCCCGGGAAGCCAAGCGCCTGGTCAACCGCAAGCTCCGCATAGAAATGGGATTTGCCCGAGCCACGGCCGCCATACGCGCCCTTGTAGCGCGCCGGCTTCAACAGCGGCTCGAATACCTCAGCGGTGGGCAGGCGAAGTGTGGTCAAGCGGTCTCCGTCACGCCATCGAGCGCTACCAGCTCATCACGGGCGCCAGGCGCCGCGCCGGTACCGCCGCATGTCGGGCAATCGTCCGTGGTGGCCTCGCCGAGCTTCGGCGGGCGGACTTCCCCGGTGATGCTGATGACCACTTCGCCGTGGCCGTGGCAGGTGGTGCAGCGCGGTGTCATCGTTCCCCGCAATTGCAGTAAGGCCACCAACAGGGCGTTGGCTCATCGTCCCGCTTGAGCTCGCAGACGTCGGCGGGAATGCGCTTGTCGGCCGCGCGCCGACGCTCGAATTCATCAAAGTCGATAGCGCGCCGGCCCGATCTAAGATCCTCCACGGGATAGCGCTTGAGCGCGCGCGCGTCGAAGAACGGCCGGATGAAATCGCGGAAGAACATCACGCGCCCTCCAGGAACGCCATGCGGCGCTCTTTCAATGATTTGCCTTGAGCTCCCGCGGGAGCGAGCGGCGGCGCGTCCGTGACAGCCGGAAGGCCGTCAGCATCCGGTTTGCGCGTGATCGCGGCGCGGATCTTCATCTTGTCGACAGCAGGGATGGACCAACCCTCGCCGAACTTCGTGACGATGCTGATTTTGTGGCCGCGCTTCTTAAGCTGCGCGCGCAGCTTGCAAATCTGGACGTCGAGGATCTTCTCATCCGGCCATTCGCATTCGGGCCGATCCTCATAGAGCACGGTGTACAGGCCATCCCGCGTGACGAATTCGCGGGCGAGCAGCATCCCGAGCACCTGGGCGAGCATCGGCTCAATGCCGAAGGCCTCGCGGATGCGGCCGGTGGCGCTGCGGTCGACGCCGAGCACGCCCTCGAGCTGCTCGATTCGATCTAGAAGGGCATGGCGATCATGCATCGGCGCCCTCAATGGACCGCGAACGAGCGCTGATGCTCGCCGCAATCGTGTTGGTCCACCTTCAACTGAGCGACGACGCGATAAAGCGCAGGCCTCACTACCTCGCTGATGACGGCCTTGGCATAGTTGAATTCAGCTTCTGGCCGTGAATGGCCAGTAGCCATCCAGCCGCCCTCAGCCCCCGGCGTGTAGATCACAGTCTCTGCATTGGCCTTCATAGTCCCCCGATGGCGCGCCCGCGCCGGTTAGTCTTCGTCCCCGAGCTTCCGCAGCGCCTCGGCGACGCCCCACACACCTCTCGCGAGGTCGAACAGAGCGACCACGACCGCGATTGCAATCGCGTGGTCAATCAGCCAGCTCACGCACTCACCGATCCTGCGCGCGGGCGACCAACAGCGCGTCAACGATCTCGATCGCGCCAGCCAGGAGGTAGAACGAGACGCTGGCAGATGCCTTATCGGCAAGCGCGAGCACAGTGGCAGCCACGGCGAGCGTGATGGATACGGTGTGACGGTTGGAGCTCATTGCTATCCCCCTGCTTTCATGTTGCTAGCAACGCGCTAGCGGCGTTACGTGAACAGCAGCACCGCGCCCACCGCGATGCCGATCAAAATCAAATAGGCCAAGATCAGAAGGCCGCCGGCGTGAGGTCCAACGCTCATCGCTGCGGCCTGCAATAGACCTTGGGCAGATCGGCGAGCCCGGACAGGACGCGCTCAATGTCGCGCTTACCGACGCCGGTCCAATCGTTGAGCAGGATGACGATGGCCTTGCGGTTGAGGCCGCTCTTTTGCAGGCGGTCGAAACCGCCGGCTATCTTCGCGATAGCCTCGGCGAGCGAATCGGGCTCGGGCGCGGCGGGTTGCGTGGGTGCCATTCAGGTCTCTCCTATCGTTGGCAGTTGCCACAAGCGAAAGTGATGTCAGCGGCGGCGATCGTCGGGCCCGCATTGGCCGCGTCGACCAGAGCGCGCACGCCAGATGCATCTGCGCCGTAGCGCGCGACCACACCCACGAATTCCTCAATGTCATGCCCGCGCATACAGAACGACGGGGCGCCGAACTTCCGGAACTTCGGCATGCCGTAGGCGTCGCGCTCTTGCGCGCAGTGCGAAAGCTCATGCTCAACCAGAGCGCAGAACGTCGCGTCATCCGCCTGGTCTGCGTAGGGAGCCGAGAACGTCAGGATGAAATCCGGCACGAGGCCGAACCATCCCTCAAGCTGTTGAACGGCGCGGCCTTTCGACCACGGGTCTGAGCCGCCGATGGTTTCGCCGAGCTCGGCGCGGCCCACGATGGTCCGTTGCCGCTTGGAGTTCTCAACGCCGGTCCAGAGCACGCCAATGGACGCCTCACGCAGGTGTGCATGCTCGGCATTCTCCAGCGGCGCGCCCTCGTTGATGAACGTGTCGAAGATCCACGCGGCGAAGTCCGGCGCCGGCCAGAATGGAATAGCCGTGCCGGCTCCCTCGGCCAGGTCAGCCGGCGGTCGCGGGCGCCGCTCACTGATGGTTGCCGGAAGCGTCATTCAGTCGGCGCCTCGCTGCTGGCATTCTCAGCCCGGACAATCACGCGCTCAATCCGGCTGACGACGTTGAAGGCCTCACCCTCGGCATTCTCGATCGCCTGCGCCGGCTTCCCATCGAGCCGGTCGGCGACCACGTTGATGGCCGCGAGATCGCCCTTCATGCCGCGGTCGATCAGCTTCTTCGCCATGGCGCGCAAAGCCTTGTGATCCTCACCGATCGCGGCCAGCTCCATGTTGAGCGCGTCACGGAACGGCTTGGCCTTTGGCCTGCCCCCGGGGTTCCCAGATTTGCCCTTCTCGAAAGCCATTGTTCTGAATTAGTACCGCTTTGATACGTTTCGGGATTACTCGGTGGGGATGTTCGAGATCTGACCAAGGATCGCTTGGAATTCGGCGGTCTGGCTCTCAGCGTGAGCAATGACCGCGTCAGTACCAGCCACGACTGTGTCCACCTGGCTGTTCAGCGTCGCTTGGAGCTTGGCGATCTGCGCCTGCAGGATCTGATCAAGCTTCTGTCCATGGCTCGCCAGCACGTCCTTGACCGTAAGCGCATGAGCGCCTGGCTTGGTGGGAGTTGTCATGGCGGGAGCCTGAGGCTGGATAGTCACCGGCGCAGAGGCCGGGACGTTGACGGGCGGGATGAGAGAGGCAGACTGGGACGGCGCCGTTACATCCGCGGTCGCCGTCCCTCCCTGCACGGTGTTAGTCGCAGCGCCAGCGGGAGAGGCCATCAATGTCGCCTCCCCCGCCGTCCCTTCTGTGCTCGCTGCGGGTATTGATGCGGGAGAGGTTCCGCTTACAGGGCTGGCCTCTCCCGCTTGCGGAGGGTTTACAAAATCCTCCGCTGCTGGCGCGCCTTCGCTGTTTGCGGTCGCTACTGGGGTGCCAGCTGGTATCTGTGCAATCGCGTCGCTCGAAACGGCCGCGCGAATTGCGGTCATCACTTCGGCGTCAGATGCAGCGGCGTCGACCGCAACAACCCTACCGACGAAGCTGTAGATTTGCCGACCCGCCAGCATCTGCATCGTCAACGTCTCGATGCCCGGTACGTCGCGAAGCCGCTCTTTGAGATATCGAATGCTCATGCGCGACTATCAGCAGTGATTTGACTTACGACGTCACTGCGGAGCGTTGCTCATACACAGGAAGCGCACAGGTTTCGCGCGCATATGTGCTCGCTGCTCAACGCTCTGTCATCACGGTTTTCAGGATGGCGACCGTTCGCGCAACCTCCCCACCCTCGGCGACCAGGCGCGAGATTTTCCGGTGAGCATGAAGCGCCGTGGTGTGATCCTTGCCGCCGAAACGGCGGCCAATCTCGGGCATTGACTTCGCCGCGAGCTCTTTTGCGAAGTACATCGCGATTTGCCGCGGCCGTACGACTTCCTTGGTGCGCGAGTCCGAGAGCAGTTCGGCGAGCGGAATATGGAAATGCTTCGCAACAGTCGACTGGATGAACGACACGCGGGGGCGTCCCGCCGGGTCATACTCGTCACCGCATGGCTTCGGAATGACGAAATACCAATCCGGCAGTCCAATGGTGAGCCCTTGCGCAATCTCGTTAATGCGCGGAACAGGGCGCGCAGGGAATGCGAGCCCCGCTGGGGCTGCTCGACCGGTGGCGAGCTTGGCCGCGCCGTCGGCGATGGTTTGATGGAAGGCCCGGCGCCGTCCAATAGCGAGCGCCTGGGTCGGTGTTGGGAAGTGCGCGTTCATTGCGCGCCTCGCGCCGCAAAGAACGACTTAACGCTCCGGACGAATGCGTTGGTGCTCGGATCGTAGCTGAGAGATTGCTCAATGCTCATACGCGAACATGAGCAGTGATTTGGCTTAAGCTAACAATGCGAGATGCCACAACATGCCCGCGAATGCACAGAACACACAGACGCTCTCGGGCGATCAACTTCGATCGACCGAGAATGGTCCTCTTCCTTGGTCCTGGTCCTAGGTCCTAGGTCCGTCGTCGAGGGCTCGCGAACATTCGCGAGGGCTCGCGAATTCTCAACGAATTCAGGCAATCTCGACTTAGATGGGCGATCAATCTTCTGGTGTTCCAACCACTTAACGATTTCGAGATATGCGGAGCCATCGACGTCATAACGCCTGATCATACGACGCGCCTCAAGCTCGTCGAGCCACCCATCCATCAGGGCTGCCGCATCGTCGTCGTATGGGTAAAGAAGGCTCGCGAGCATTCGCGAGGATGCGCGAGCCCTCCCCGCATCATCGGCGATCGTCCAAAGCTGGATAAAAAGCAAGCGAGCGTCCGATCGTTCGGGTGCGTCGCTAGCTCGCCGCTAGCGGCTTGCTAGCGCCCTCTGCGTGAGGGGCAATAGAAGCAAACATGCCTGTGGGTTGTGTGGATTTGCCCCATTTCACGTTGCCCTTTTGATGTCAAATCACTGACTGCTCATGCTCGCGAGAGCTTCACTGAGTTGCCGCAGTGATTAGCGCAGGCGTACGAAAACCTGTGCGGTTCCTGTGCATGAGTAACGACACCCCATGACGACTTATGAGACTTGAACGATGTTCCGTTCCGTTCAATCACCTCCAATAGTTAGGAAGCAGGAGACAAGATGGCGATTAGAAAAGTGTTGCGGTTGCCGGCGGTGCTAGATGCCACCGGATGGGCAAAGCCAACCCTCTATCGGAAAATTTCCGAAGGGAAATTCCCCGCCGGAAGAAAGCTAGATCCCGACGCACGCGCGATCGTCTGGTTTGAAGATGAAGTCGAGGCGTTTCAAAGAGCTGCAGTGAGCGCCACCGAGGCGACCGCCTGATGACCATTAAACCGCCTGTCGATTCGACGCGCTCTCGTCGCGAAGAGCTGGAAACGCGCAAACAGCAGCGAGACGACGAGAGTATGTTCGTTGCGAAGATCTTCATGACGACGTTTCGCGATAGTTCGATCCATGGGACCCGCTTAACAAGCATTCGCTCCTTCCTGGACCAGCTAAGCGTTTACGAAGTTCAGGAAGCTATGGAATTGGCGACTACTAAGATGCCATGGAGCCGCGAAAGGGCTTTCCGTTACTTCGCTGGCGTCTGCTGGACCAAGATCAAGCGCAGCAGCGAGAGGGCAACGGCTTGAGCCAACCTTGGTTTCCCTTCTACGTCGGCGACTACGTTCGTGATACTGGGCGGCTCACCACCGAGGGGCACGGCGCCTATCTGCTGCTGATGCTCGACTATTGGGCGAACGGCGCTCCGCCCGACGATGACGAGATCTTGGCTAGCATTGCTAGGCTTTCGCTTGAGGCGTGGCTTAAGCTTCGCTCTAAGCTCGTTCCATTCTTCTCGATCACTGATGGTCGATGGACACACAAGCGAATCGAGAAAGAGCGGCAAATCGCCGCCGAAAAGCACGAAAAGCGCGTAACCGCTGGCAAAGCAGGTGGCGAAGCCAAAGCAAAGAACAAGCAAAACTCTAGCATTGCTACTAGCAATGCTGACGCATTGCTCTACCAATCACAACCACAACCACAACCATTAAAGAAAGAACTCTCTCGGTCGATCGAAGTCGATCGCCCGGCGAGCGCGCAGATTGACCTTGAAGAAGCGATAGCAGCGAAGGTGAAGCCCGAGACCTCACGGTTTGAGGAATTCTGGACGGCATACCCTCGCCGCGAGGGACCGAACCCGCGCAAGCCGGCCGAATCGAAGTTCAACGCGCTGGTGAAGACCGGGCTGGATCCGGAAATGCTCATCAACGCGGCGAAGAAACTCGCCATGGACGAAAACGGCCGCGGCAACATTGGAACGCGGTTCATCCCGCAGGCCGTCACCTGGCTCAATCAACAACGCTGGTCTGACCACGCCGCTGTCGCGGCGCTCGCCGATGCAGCGGGAACCACCGTGAGCGAATTGCAGCTCGAGAGCGCGGTCAAGTTCTACGCGCGGACGCGGGTGTGGTCTCGGCACGCGGGGCCCGAGCCTGGGCTTACCGGCTGCAAGGTCCCCGCCGAACTGCTCGCGAAATACGGGCTCGCCCCAGATGGCCGAAAAGCTACGGCTTTCGAGTCTGCATGACACAAATCAATAGAACGGCAATTGTGGAGACTATTGTTTAGTGGGACGAACACAAACCATTGAGCCAGGGCTACCCGAGCACGGCATGGCGAGTTCCGGGAGCCGTGATCCGAGGGGACCGGCCGGCGCCCACCGTGACCGGGTCTACGCGCCTCGCGGCCTGCGACGCGAGGCGGCGGCCTATTGGGTCGGCCTGTCGCCGACCAAATTCGACGAGGCCGTAGCGGCCGGACACTATCATGAGGGTAAAATGGTGCTCGGCTGCCGGGTCTGGGACCGCTACCAGCTTGACATTGAGTTCGAACATGCCCTCGATGGCCGGGCCGCGCCGGGGCTGACCCCGGACACCGCCGCCGATGCCTGGAGCGGGGTGAAATGACCACAGACGGGTCCATGCCTCCGATCGACGTCCGCTACTATTACGAGGACCAGGACCGCCACGGTAACACCCGCCGCTATTTCCGCCGACGCATCCCCGGCTCCGCCAAATTCCGCAAGGTCCGACTGCGAGAGAAGCCCGATACCCCCGAGTTTCACGAGGAGTTCGCTGCGGCGCTGGCCGGGCGGCCCTTTATCCGGACCGGCGAGAAGCCGCCGACGCCTCCGCCTCCTAAGGTCGTCGAGCGATCGCTGCGCTGGCTCGTGCAGCGTTACTACAAGGACAGCCTTGAATTCCGGGCCTACGATGAAGAGACAAAGAAAGTCCGCCGCAACATCCTGAAATCGCTCTGCAAGGAACCCGTCAGCGAGGACGATAAGCGCGAAATCGGCGACCTGCCCTGCGACATGCCCGAGGCCGCGATCGTGGTCATGGTCAGGCGCAAGGCCGAGAGCTCGATCAACAGCGCCAATGCCCGGCTAAAGGCGATCCGCAAGCTGTCGGAATGGGCAGTTGCCGAGAAGCCGCCCCTGATGGTGAAAAACGTCGCCAAGGGCATCGATCTGCTGAAGGCACCGAGGACCGGCGGCCACCACACCTTCGACGTCGCCGAGATCGAGCAGTACTGCGAGCGGCATCCGCCCGGCACCAAGGCGTGGCTGGCGCTGCACCTGTTCCTGCTGTTCGGCCAGCGGATCTCCGACGTCGCCAAGTTCGGCAAGCAGCACATCCGCCGGCCGGACCACGTCGCTGCGAAGCTGCGCGAGATCCATCCGGGGCGCTGGTTGGCCTTCCGTCAGCACAAGAACCGCAACCGCAGCCCGGTCGACCTCGTGATCCCGATCCTGCCGCAGCTCGAGGAAGTGCTGGCGATCTCTAAGCAGGCCGGCGTGCTCGGCGACATGACCTTCCTCGAGACCGAGTACGGCAAGCCGTTCACGGTCAAGGGGCTCGGCAACTGGTTCGGTGACCGTTGTAGCGAGGCCAAGGTCCCCGGCCGCGCCCACGGCCTCCGCAAGGCTGGCGCGACCATCTCTGCGCAGAACGGGGCGACGCCGCACCAACTGATGGCGATTTTCGGCTGGAAGACGCTGGCGCAGGCCGAGCTCTACACCAAGGCCGTGCAGCAGCAACTGATGGCCGGCGGCGCGATGAACCTGCTGGTGTTCACGCCGGGCGGCCAGCCGTAA